AATAACCAAAAAGGGCTGACTCCTGCAAATGGAATCAGTCCTAATCTTTTCGCGCTTCAAAAAGTTTTATCGGACAGCAATATAAAATTATTCGGTTTTAGGTTTGATTTCCGACAGGTCTATGTCAAAGTGACGCTCGGTCTTGTCGACGACAATGCGCTGAAGAAGTTTCGCCCATTTGGCACCGTTACAACTTGACTCGTTTTCCAGAATAGACCACAACTGCCAAAAGCAGATTGCACCGGCCGCTACTTTTGTAAGATCGATAGGAAGACCATCGGTGATGTGCTTTTGCATGAGGAACGCCATAATGATTAGAGCCCACGCTTTCAGCACTGTCACTATGACTTTGCCAAAATGCTGAGATTTGAATTTCTTGCCGTCATTGCTCACCCTTTCGGGGTGTGCTTTCCTGGCTCTCTTTGATAATTGCCAAGCCGTGAAACAGTCGGCGAAAATCATAAGAGTGCAGATGATGAGGTAAGGTAACGTCGGTTCAAGGATGGCGACTACTGCACCGATAGCAGTGAACACCCAGCGGAGGATTTCTGATAAATTATTCATGACTTTTGGAGATTAATGTCTTAACATAGCGAACATAGAGCCGAGTGTCGCGCCAATCACAGAACCGATGGTGTCGGCTCCGATGTCTGACCAATCCCATTTATTGCCGATGGCGCACTTGTCGCCATACTCCTTACCGACACCGATAGCCATACCTGCCACAAATCCGGCAAGCCAGGCGTTGTGATACTGGGCGCCCATAGCCGCCTCTGCTGCAGACGCAGTGAACGACACTATGGCGCAAGCCGTGAAATGCTTGATTTTGTCCTGGGCTATCTTCATACGTTCCATTTTTGCTCAAAAGTAACCCAATATCCATCACGTTCAGCATATTGCCGAAAATCTTAAAATGCCGACATTGCCTAAAATGCCTAATCTTAGCCACTTGCAAAAACAACGAGATGGCACAAGCGGTCAAACTTATGCCATCTCGAAGATTGCTCACAAAATATTTACACTAACAAACTAATCAGCACACAATAGAGGTTGGATAATATGCCAAGCTCAAACCAATACACAAGATTCTGCCTATTGGCAAGCCCGATGATGGTGCCGGCGATACCGAGATAAGGAATGTACCCCAACAGCAGAATCCAAGCCACAACAGCCACGGACATTATCACTGCCGAGGTGTAGTGGACCGGCTTATCGAGTCCGCTATGATAAAGAGGACTTGCCGCCACAAACATTGCTCCGGCTATGGTGAGGAATACGAGAAACCGAAAATTGTCCGGCGTTACCTCAAACATGGGAACGGTGATCATCGCAGTGCAACCTCCGAGTACCAGAGGGAAAATCCACCGATGAGGGAGGATATAGCACAACGAACTCATAGATGTGATGAGTCCAAACCGACAGCCGACAAAGATGAGCAGTGCCGAGAGAATCACGAGCGAGATTATGACGCTTGCAATCATATCTCCGGCAAGTTCATATTCTCAACCGGGAACAGTCCCAAAGCCTCTGCTTTGTATCTCCAGCACTCGGCAAGACATTCCTTGACAAAACGGTAACAACCCATATAGAAATCATCTATATCTTCCAAGGTCTTAAATTCGTAGAGGATAAAGTCGTAGTCCCCACCAAACTTGAATGTTTCCGGCAGTGAAGCTCCACCGGTATCACGGGCGATGTTGTGGGCCGTCTCGTAGTTGTCCTGGTTCTCCTTAGACAACCACACGGGCATACCCTTGAATGTGTGACCAGAGAGAATCTTCTCATCACACATCTTGTTCAGAGCCTCGAAGATGTCATTGATGATTTCAGCATTGGTCGGCTCTTTGGTGTATCGCTGGCGGAGGTTAAAGCCGTTTTCATCATCTTCATGGTCTTTCCAGAACCCGAAGATTATCTCCCATTTGTTGCGGCCGATAGAGTACAAACCATCCTGCCGCTCTTTTGCGCCGTATATCTTTTGCATTGTCAATATGATTTTTGCGCTAATATACAACGAAAAGCGGCAAGTTGAGCCAAACCCACGAAAAACGGAAACTTAGGTAAACTTGTATTTTACTTTGTTTCCGTCAAATACCTCGCTTTGAATGACAGTCTCAAATGGGAAACCGTCCTCTCGGTCGCTTATCTGGTCGAGGATGTTTTTCATCTCATCGGATGAGGTGAAGAACTTGCCCCATTCGCCGGTTTGCACATCACGGAACGACACGAGATAGCGGTCATCTCCGTGTGAGGTGGTCAAATCAGTTTCGTAGTTATGAATCTCAAGGGTCTTATTTTGTAGCGCACTCAGTCGCCACACTTTGCCCGGGAATCTCTTTTTGCCGTCGGCAGGGGTGTAAGTGATTCCCATTTCCGAAAATTTTTGCATTTGATGATGTGTTAACTTGAAATATAAATGCTTGCAGTCAGCATGGCAAGCCATACCTTTGAAAGAGCCGATAATTTTCTGCCGGCGCTTTCGTGATTTGACTTTAGCCAGCTTTCGTGCTGCATTCTGTTTTGTTCTCTTGCGGAGTAAGGAGTGAGTGGGATAATGAACGTAACCGACCATATCAAGACCATCGGTAAGCGGTCTCACAGCCTCGTTATCCTTGACTTTTAACCCGAGCTTTGCCATCTCCTCAACATAGACATTTCTCAACTGCCAGAGCCGTTTCTTGTCATTACCTCCGATAGTCGTGTCATCGCAATAGTTGTAGTACAGGTATCTCACCTCGACGCTCCCATCCGGATAGGATAGGAAATAACGCTCTGCCATCGTAAGCATTTTGTGGTGGACCGGCGAGATAAAGAGATTCCCGAAAGTCTGCGATGATCGCAATCCTTTTGAGAGTCCTTCGGGAAGCAGAGTTATGAAACTGTCGAGTATAGGAAGTAGAATCGGGTCGCAGATGTATTGCCGGATTACGGCTTTCATCCTCTCCTGACTTATGCTGTCATAGTAATGGGATATATCATTTTTATAGTAGTGGGTGAACAGCTCCGGCACCGCCTTTATATCATCCTCAATGATATGGTGCATCCAGTGCATACCCCTGCCTTTGATAGATGCGCCCGTATTGTGAATCAAGGTGGGATAAGTATATTTTTCTATCACCACCATTATGCAATGGCATCCGACACGCTTTGGGACTTTAGGTGCCTGGCACTCCCGCTCTTTAGGTCCATCCTTAACCCGTAGTGTCTTTACATCTTTCATCGTGATCCTAAAAGAGCCATCGGCAATCTGCCTTTTCAGAGTGCCGATTATAGCATCACGCACTTTTGCCGCATAAATCTGTTGTTCCAGATATGCGGCATATTCTTCGGGAGTATTGAAATCATACTCCGTCTTTGGATCCTTGTCGGGAGCATATTTGGCCCGTTGCTCTTTGCTCTCCAAATGGCTGATTACATAATCATAGCCGCTATACATATTGGAGTCGCTGACAATCTCCGGGATAAGATTATCAATTGGATACTGAATCTCCATGACGCGCCTTCAGGGCTCTTCGTTATGTTCCGGCTTTCTGCTTGCGCGAGGGTTGCCGAGGCTCTAACCTCTCGTCTCTTTCATTGCCCAGCACGTGGACGTTGCAGTGTGGCGATTTATATAATAAGAGCGGTTAACCCGCTCATGATTATAGTCCTTAATGTCAGCCGCACGCCGTAGTTCGTGTTCGAGTTCGTCCCGGCGTTATTCGCATTCGAGTACGCGAGACCGCCATTCGCATTCGCGTTGTTGCTCGACCGCAGAGGGACACGGCATTGAGGTTATCTACCTTTTGCGTACAAAATTACTAAAAATCGGTCAATTAGAAAAATCAAAAATATATCGACCAGCCAAAGGCTGGATAAAGAGAGAGGGAGCAGCCTCCCGTTGGTCGGCTCTCCCTCTGACGCTTTTTCGCAAATCGCGCTTTGCGTTCACCGCTTTACGCTACTTCGTCCTCGAACACGCACTCGCCCCTGAAGGCCAGCCGCACGCCGTAGTACGTGTGCGAGTTCGTCCCGGCGTTATTCGCGCTCGAGTACGCGAGACCGCCACCCGCATTCGCGTAGTAGCCCGACCGCAGAGGGACACGGCTTCGCCCTGCTGAATACCAATGTCCGTCGGCATAGTTCTGATTGTACTTGCTTGTGTCAGTGGTACAGCGAGATGCTATCATGTCGCAGTAGCGGCCATGCTTGACACGGGCGACACACATGCCGTTGGTATCGATGATGCCTTGCACAACACGCTCCGTCTTTGTGAGAGGATTGTAGATGTGCCATTTGGCATCAATCGGGAACGCCGCAACTTCGGCATATTTCTGCCGGCGCATCTCAACGAAACTCGGGACATTGACCGCTACATTGTCCTGCCACTCGGAGTTACAGCCGACATAGTTCTGAATACCGAAGATGATATTGCCGGTATTGCCACCATTCCAGCGTCTTGTAACATTGCCATAAGCGTTCATGCCATTGGTGCCAGTTGTATATCCGGCACCGCAGCCATAACCGCAAACCGCCTGAACATCGCGATCACCGATGAGTCCGAGAACAAGGTTATCAATGTCAATTCTCATCTCGTAGTCGATGCTGTAAAAGCCGGAGCCGCGCATACGGCAAAGATTGATGAGGTCAGCGGCACAATAGTGCATGGATGAGGATGGAACCGTAGCGTTGGTGAGATTCCCCTCGCTGTCGTATTGCCAATCCACATTGATTCCGCTGGCATTGTCACCTCTTTTGGTAACTGCCCCGCTGATTGACCGGGCGCGCATAAGAGAGTCAAGTGTCATACCATACACGCCTACGAGTTCACGGATAGCAGGGTTATCAAGGGAGCCGCCGATATATACCCAATCGGGTTCTATCGCCTCGACTGCCGAGCTGTCAACGGCTATCGCCTCCAGATTGTCAAATCCGACAGGTGATGTAAACACGATTTTGACCGCTCCGTTAGGAACATCCGTATAGACATACTCGCCGTTCACAAAGTCGAACAGTGCGGCACCGACGCTCATGTTGAACTTCTTGATAACCTTTCCATCTTCTCCGACAAACACGGCACCAATCATGGCGTTGTTGACTCCGGGCCAGCGGACTTGTTTCATACCCGCAACATCAAGTTCGTAGACATTCATGTTGGGGTTGTCGGTAATCTCATAATCTCCGCCGGCAACAACATTGTCGGTGAAGATTGCGGCAAGAGATTTTACCATAATATCGGCAAGATGCTTGCGGTTCACCCTTGTTGCGGTTGAGATGGGTTCATTCGGACATGAGCTGATGAAGGTGTGCTTCTCCTGAGTCTTGAAGTCGTTGACACCCTTACGCCAATGGGGGTAAATGTCTTTCATGATGTCGAAACCCTCACCTGCAAGGTCGGCCGGGTCATAATCCGTGCCGTCTTTCATCTTGCCATAATCGGCATCGCTGATTTGGCGGAGGTGCATTTTGCCATCACGGGAGTTGAACGTGGCTTTGTAGGCGTGGCTCAGTTCTTCGATTTTCGCCCAGTGGCCGGGAACGGTGTAAGCATTGCCGAACTTGTAGCCCGTGCTGTCATCCATGTTGGTTATATTCTCGGTGTCGTTCTCAAAATCTGAAAAGCAGATATGAGAATACTGTGAGTTGATAACCTCCAATTCGGGGAAGTAGCGGTTGAGGCTATTGAGTCCGGCGAGACCGTCGCTATCCTCTTCCTTGATGAGTTCTGTAAGAATCCATCGGCCGATCACACCTGAACACTGATTGCTTTCCTCATAGGCGGCGCCGGAGGCATCAAGACCTATGGCACCGGAATTGCGGAGCAGTCGCAGAACGGTAACGGATGCCGTTACGTTCACATCGGGGATTCGTACCTCTCGAATGGCACCGGCGCGGGCCACATCAAGCAGAAGTGTTTCGGTGTCGATATACTTGCTACCCTCAACCCAAAGGCGCGTGATACTGCCGACGCTTTCAATGGTGAGACCGCCGGGGAAAGAGAGGTTAGGCAGGTTGACGAGTTCAAGCGATGTCATTGTAGCCGGGAGTGTCAGCGTCTCAATCGGGGAAGTCTGTGCAAGGTTACACGTTGTCAGCTCCGTATTGTTGGCGATGATGCTTTCAACACGAGGGCATCCGCTTGCGTCGATACTCGTAGCCGTTGTGAGGCTGACATCAAGCACACGCAAGAACGGCAAATCGCCAAGAACTATTGAACCGAGGGGGTTAAAGCCGTTAAGCGAGGTATTTGCCGAGTGTTTGTTACCGCCAAGGATAATCTCTTCGGCAAGTTCCAGCTTGCTCAAATCGTCAAAGTGGAACGCAAGCGACATCTCTGACAGGTCAATGCGACTCATTCGCCCGGGATTGTAGATGTAGAGCAGCGCACCAGAATCGTGGGCGAAATCGGTAAAGGCGTGGCTCTCTCCGGCCTCCAGATAGACAGTCTCCGACAACTGGCCGCTTGCATCGTTACCAATGCCAAAGTAACCCGTGGCGGCGGCTGTGATATAGATTTTGGAGTTTGCCGAAATAGCCGACACACGGCCACTGAGAGGATTGGTGAAGAAATCGCCCGTCTGGTAATAGCCGTCACGGATTCTCCATCTCTGTTCGATGAATCGAGGCAGGGATGTGAGGCCGAGACCATGCAGAGCATAGAAGTACGGCTGATTGGCAATGTGCGTCTTGTCGATATACTTCTGCTCGCAGTCATAGGTCGCTATGGTCTTGGGCCAGAACAGCAGGCGTCGCTCTACAAAGAAGTACATTGCTCCATCGGGCGAGAACGGTGCCATTGTCTTGCCGTCAATCTCTGCCGTCTGATTGCGCATTCGGTTCACGACACTCTTTAATGAGATTGTCGTTGCGCCGAGGTCATTGCTGTTCCAGCACTCTTGCTGACGGTCAAGATTGTTGAACAGTACGGAACCATAACCCATATAGGGATTGGTGTAGCCCGTTGCCTCATCGGTCATCTTGTTGGGATCAACTTCTGCGTCAATGTCTCGGCCGCCGTCATTGTCGGCACCGTTACAGGTGTCGCAGTCATAGACCTTGTTGAGATACATTCGGGTAGGCTCCATGTTGCGGTAGCCTGAGTAGACACCGTTCTCAACCGAACATCCATCCTCCAGGAAGAACATCGGCTGCATATTCTTGGCACGCTGATCGACGGCGGCGAGATAGTCGGTGAACGCGGTGTAAGCCATTGCCGACTCCAGCGACATATAGCGGTAGGCGTTCTCTTTCCATATCTTCTCCCACCCCGTTACTTTGGAATAGTCGCACGAGCCAAAGAACCGGAGCATATTGAACAGGTCATAGGGAACCTTTCTGCCGAGGGCCAAATCTTCCTGAAGCTGGTCATCATCGACCATACATTCAAAGTAATAGGTCCATGCCGGATACTCGGTTGCGGCGAGTTTGAGTTTGTTGACCCAAGAGGATTTCTGCGTTGTGGGTTTCATCATATCCTCAACGGAGTTGACTCCCTGCCACCAGTCCATTCCGGCATACTGCAACAGCTCATAGCCGGTCACGGGATTGAGGACATCACCAGAAATCACCCACTTGCCGTTGACTTGTTTCATTGAACCCGTAGAGTGTAAATACTCATTGAAAAGTGGGCCAGGGCGCTCATTGAAAAATGGGCCACCACGGGGAGCCTAACCGTCGATATTTTTCCTTATATTGTGT